CCGCTTATTACCCCCTCGGGGGGCTCCCTTCACAGGGAGCCCCCCAAGACTTGGCTAGCCTAGCCAAGTCCATTTCCACGATAGATTCATAGATCGTGGGACTACGTACTCACCAGGTTTGAGTCCCTTAGAGGCTTTCACCTCCTCTGACTCAAACTTATGAACCACACCGCGTTCCAAGCTCTTGCGAAAGAGCTCGATCCAATCGGGTTCACGCGCAGCAAAACTGCGCGTAGACGGTTGTTGAACGCGGTATTCGTGTCGATGGAGACGTTTGTTAAAACGCCTCCGAAAACCACGAGTTAGGTTCGTCCCAACACCAGCCTTAACTCTAACCGTTAACGGAATGTCAACGGCAGAATCAGGTATGGCACCATACTCGGCTTCGAAGATTTCTCTCAAAGCGTCGCACGGACCAAACTTCTCATAAAACAAGTTGAGAAAACTGATATGGGAGATTTGTGAAGTAGGCGACCCATCGAAGGGTTGACGGAATCTCAAAGGTGCGACATCATAACCATTATGATAATCGCCCCCACAAGACTCTCGAAAAGGACCATCGATGTAGCATTTCCCGAGATTGACCTTTAAGCCAACTTGCTCGAGTGCAGATATAACTATGTCAGCTGCAACAGCTGGACATATTATATCGTCACCGTAAACGTATACAGAATTCCTAACCTCTATACTTCCACCCCTCCTCTTCTTGAAGAGGAGGTAAGGAAGGTTTGGAGGCGTAGAAAACTGTACGTTTATTGTGGCAGCTGTTGAAATCGCCCAGAATATGAGCGCTTCAACTGGGAAGCAACAAGAACTCCCCATAGGGGCGAACTTGTTCAAAACAACCCTATTACCGTCGGGCAGAAGAGTCTGCTCACTTCTACAGGAGGTAAGACACTCATACCAATTGCTAGGAAAAAGAGCCCTAACAAGGCCGAGTGACACTCGATCAGAAGCCTCAGACAAATCAAGTGTTGCCAAATCTCTTGTTATAGAGGAATGGCGAGCAAGATGTCTGTTAACTTCTTGGTCAGTGAAATTCACTAACCCTCGAGTCAAGGGATGAACTGATAGCCCTTCATACATTTTGTTCATGATACCTTGCTGAATAAACATAAATTCAGCAGGTTCACAACTAATGATACGTGGGCCTCTTGAATCCTTAGGAACGAGACAAACTCGTGCACAGGGATCAAGTTCTTCCGCTTCTATTAACCTCTTCATCTCATCGACGAAGTGGTCATAGTTAAGGAAGAAATAATCAGAATAAGAATAAACTGTGTCAAGCTTCGGTGAATACCTAAGCTTGGCATATTTATCCGAATTCTTGGTACGACACGACGTCGCACCATTACTGTGTTTAGGACGTATATCCATAGGGTCCAAATTACAGAGGACCTCATGAATAAGCGTTCTAGCCTTTTTAACGATCTCAAGTTTATTAAGATCGTCAAAAGAAGGCAAAGATGCATCGATGAGTTTGAATTCATCTAGCAATCTATTAACATCAGTAGGATTAAAATCAGTTTCCAACTTGTAGAACGTGTAAGCCAGTTGGCGAACACATGCTACAGCTGCCGAATCGCCTCCTAACGCGAGCTTGATAGCTTTACCCAAGAATATAGGAATGTCTGAATCTTTTTGTTTAGAAAAGAATTCAGGACATTTCCAACCATTCTCAAATGAACTATCAAGAGCTTTACCAATAGTTGGTAAAGTCTTCGTCAGGTAGGAAATCCCCTCACTCTCCAAACGTTTTACAAAGGTTTTTATATCTTTGTCACAAACGTAAGGAGAATTCTTGCCGGCTTTAGCGAGGGATAGCCATATATCTCTATATTGGCTAAGGCTTTTCAGTCCACCATGAATACTCACGATGACCTCCAGTGACCCTACACTTGCAAGCAGCAGATAGCTAGGTGTCATCACCTAGTTGAACTGAAGTTAAGACTTCAGCATCTGATTGAGGAATTCAACAAGGAATGTTCTAAAATCCGGTAAGGATTCCAGAACGGGGAGAACGATAGTACCCAAAAGGATACTTTTCGCATCCACCTTGTTGACCCGTTTGCGAGACGGATTTTGCCCGGGCGTCCTAGGAAAACTAGTACTAGAACGTGCCATGGCTAAATCTCCTCGTTGACGATCTTCGCAGTCACACCGGACGTTGCCAGAAAGTTTACAAGCTTTCTGACAGCCGCGTCGATGAGGGCCTGCGAAGCGACAACAGGAGGCACTGATATCACCAGCTGAGCGCTGATGGTACCTACCACGGTCGGATCGACGGCATCCTCATGGGTGTCGTCAAACCGAACGAGATGACGTTTCACTCCCGTCTTCGCGACGGTTTCGTGTGAAATGCGTAGGACCTGGGGTTCATTCAGGTCCAAGCCTGCCACACGACGGAACGATCCGGACGGCACATACGAAGTGAGGTCATAGGTGACCGCATTCGTTGTAACCGCCGTAGGATTATCCGGTGAAGTAGCGATCGCTGCTGCAAATGACATAGGATCTCCTCCCCCATTAGAATAGGGGATTGGGATTGTTGTTATTTGAGTTAGCAAACATACTAACCCGATTTTGGAGGGTGAAGAATCAATAAAATGATCTTCACATGGCCAGGGTCTCTGACCAACCTACCTCCTACGCAGAGAATTGGCAAGGTTTAAACCAAGCCAAAACTGCTTTAGGTTTGGAGTCTTCCATCCAAGAGGGATTAAATCACCCTCATGGGGGATGCACGGAGCACGAAGAAAATATTTTTCGTACGACGACCATCCTTGGAAGTTCACTGTAACGGGGCCACCACCTGATCCGAAAGAAAAGGTGTTAGCTACCCGTGATTGTACCGATAACTCCTCTTTGATCTGAACGCAAAATTCAGTCAACTGTATTGGGAGCTCAAGAGTGTCCAATCGAAATTGGTGCAGCCAATCGCCAACGTTGAGGAACCAATCCACAACGAAGGTAAAAGGTAATGCATTCCAAAGGATCGATGGATCTAGTTCGAAGCCAATAGTATCAAGGAATCCAAGGAGACCTTGAAGCTGATGGTGGACGTGGACCGGAGTCGGACGATAGCGCAAAAACGCTTCAACCGACGCCGTACGACGACCAGTATAATTCGTTATCAGGGTTGAATTGCCCAGATAATTGAATTGCCCTCCGAACTCGGTCGAGTTGGTAAACAAAGTACAGGACTTTCTTACGATTGTACCTGCCCTCGCTTCCCACTCGGCCAGAGCTGACTTAAAGGAGAGGACTTTAGACTCGATAATGGCTAGATCCGCTAATAGCGGTTTCCAACCAAAATTCCAGTTTAAGACCCCTCCAGAAAGATTTTTCAATACAGAGAGATTTTTCTTCCACAACAGAAACAGTTTTCTTAAATCCTTCATTTCATAGATGAAATTAGGAATAGAGATCTCTGTTAAATCAGGTTGCATCCGTGCCATGCCCAGTGCGGCATATCCACGTAGCGGATTACCTGACGTATAAGGCGTAAAAAGAGCCTTAACTGTTGCGATAGACGCATTGTGAGCGCCGTAAGCAAAACGACCCTCACCATTATGGACGTTGTAACAGTCCAGTGGTGTAGTGCCGCCGTTTTGAACGACGTGAGTGCCGATTATCTTTTTCGGCCCCTCAATGCGAACGAGACTATGGTAGCAGTGGTTGAAATGGGACTTCCCATAGCCACTTCGAATCGTTTCCGCGAGCGAGTTATAATTAACTACGCCAGCGGCCGCATCGTCAACCGGACCCGAATGAGCCGAGTGGTTTGAATACTTGGTTTGTTTCGGATACGAGATAGATGCCGGAGTAGTCCGGGTTCGAACAACAGACCTATTAGTCTGTAAGGCTTCCATATCTTGTCTTCTCCTGAGAGTTATCGATGAACGTACATAGTACGTTCAGAAGGGGACCCTTTGAGGGGTCC